CAACCCCCTTTATTGTCTCACCTGCCGCTGTCAGTGATTTACTAAACGATGCATTACATTCCTTTGCGATATCTTCTAACTTTTTTAATTCATTCTCTGTTTCTATAATCTCACGCTGTAAAGCATCGTACTGTTGCTGGTTAATCTCTCCATTCTCAAGTGCTGTGTTGGCCTGTTCAGCTGCTGTCTTTAGGGTTTCTAGCTTCTCTTTTGTACTACCAATTTCCTCAGCCAGTAATCTCTGCTTTTGAGCCAACAACTCGGTGTTATTAGGATCTAGTTTGAGAAGCCTGTCAACATCTTTTAAGTCTCTCTGTGTATTCTTTATTTCAGAATTCACACCCTTAAGGGCGGTCTGCAGCTTGGTCGTATCCCCGCCAATTTCAACTGTAATACCCTGTATTCTGTTTGCCATGGGCTTCCTCCTCTCCTAATTTTAGGCATTAAAAATACCCGGATTCCTCCGAGCATAAAAAACACCAATCTTATTAAAAGATTGATGCTGATAGAATAATTATTATTTTTTTATTAATTACGACACTATTTTAATAAAATATCACCTTTAAGTCTTTTTACAATTTCTGATGTTTTTTTAAGTTCACACCTAAGTTCCTCTATTGGTTCTTCTCCCACCAATGTTTCTACCTGCGGAACCCTTCCATCTTCATCTTCAAAAAGTTCCCCCCTATTTATTCTTAACAATAACTCTCTTCCTTTTTGAATATTATTTTCCATATTTCTAATATCCCCATACATTGATTTTTCTTTAGAATTGTATTTTTTCAGCTCTTCCATAGCCTCACTTATCAATTTTTCTGCTTTCGTTACTGTCATAACACATCACCCCCAACTAAATAGTAAAATTTTATATCATTTTAACACAAATTCCCCTTTTGTCAATTAAAAACTATCAAAATCAGACTGTGTAGCAAGTTCTTTGTACCCCTTGTAATCATCATTCCCATTCTCTGCATACATATCGTTTACAAGTCCAATCGTAAGAAGGTCAAGGTCCTTGATGCTGATTCCTAACTGTACACAGCGAAGAAGGAACAATGGAGTTGTCATCTCTCTGTCAGTTAGACGAAGTTTTTTTTAGACTCAATATCTGTCTGCACATTAAGTCCCCAAAGCTCAATTATAGACGGCAATACCTGATAAATCGAAAAGGTATTAAATTCATCAAGCCACTCCTCCGGTGTGTCCGGTATATTAGGGTCTGCGTGTTTAGCCATTATATAGGCAATATTCTCGAACATCTCAAGAGAGAATAAATCAAGATTTGAATTCTCTTCATCCGCATTTCCCAAGGCACCTTCAAGTAAGCGGAGATCTTTGTATATGTCTCTGTTAAATTTTATCCTGTAAATTCTTGGGATAGCTGCAGATGCCTTGAAAGGTATCTGTTTTCCATCTATCTCTACTTTTTTCATTATGCTCATAGGTTAATCTCCATTTTTGGGTGGTGTAGCAGGTGTGAGGTATACAGCCTTGTACCAGTTCTGGTAAACTTTCTCAGTAGTATCATCCCCTGTCTTTGCCTTAACATATCCATTTGCAAGGGGAGTAGCCTTAAGAGAAAGAGTTTCTGTGTTAACTTTAATCTCATCCTCATTAGTCTGTGACTCAACCCCAGGGCGGCTTGCAGCACATTTATAAAAGACATGGCGGATTTTTCTCACATCCCCATCAAATTCAAATAAAAGAGCGAAGTTTTCTGTTTCAGCATTTGCATCCTCTATTAGAACTTTATTGTCATCAAGTTTCTCTTTAAGCACATCAACACGGAATGATTCAGGAACCATCGCAATTTCAAGGTCTCCTTCATATCCCATATTGTTTGATATGGTGTAGTATGCATAACCATCTGCATAGAAATTACCGGGCTCACCATTTGCATCAAGGCTTATAGATACCGCTCCGGGAATTGGTATTGGAGTCCCAAATGTCACATTCCCGGCAGTATCTGTATTTAGCAATGCGTAATGTACATTTTTAAGGTTGTACTTAACCTTATTTTTCTTATTGGCCATCTCGTCTCCTCCTATATGGGCATCGTAAATTCAAAGGTTATTTCATAGAGTTTTTCATCCTCTATCCACATCTCGCTCATTGCGTAAAAAATGCCGTGGCTGTCAAGCACGGCTGTTACTTTCTCTTCAATTGCAGGACTCTTAAAATCCGTATACAGTTCAATCCTTACCTCACCTATTCTGTAGTAAACCCTTCCATCAGCTGAAAAGTTATCATCGCCAGGCAGAAGGTAACAGATAAATGGCGGGTCAGGACTCTCCCCTTCAGCAAAATGGTCATAGGCAAAAGGAATGCCTATTTCTTCTATGATTTTCACTAACTCTTCCATCCTTAACCTCCGAGTGCCTTTTCTATGTCAGCTTCAAGCTGTTTAACAGCATCCTCTTCTGCCGGCGCAATATGCGGCTGTGCCTTAACTCTTCCACCCCATCTTTTAGCATGGCCTTTCTCAAGCAGATGTGCCATTTGGTATTTTTTAGGAGAACATACCGTAAGTTCCAGAGATTCAGTAGTTTCTTTCGTTGTTTTTACAGTCCAGCTTTTTGCATATGCACCTGTCTTTACAGGGGCATTTGCTCTAATGTCATTTTTTATCCGGTCACCTGCTTTCCTTACAGCAGCCTTCATGTCTTCAGTTGCAAGGTCTTTATATTTTATTAGCCCCTCCATTATTTCACCCGCCATGCTCTCAATTGATACTCCTTTTCCCACAGCTATCTTCTCACTTTCTGACATCTGAACTTCAGACACTCTTTTTTATAGTTCATATGGTCAACCGCTATAATGTTATATACTTCATCTTCAAAAACAATCCTGTACTTTGTTGTATTTATCTTTTCAGCTGTTTTGCACCAGCGTATTGTAAAGGCAATGTCAACATTCTCAATGACAATTCCTGCAGAATGTTTTTCATTACCGCTCTCACCACTAACCGTAGCGTGGCATATATAATAATCTTTCCAACCGTTTCTATGGTTGCCTATTTCATCTACTTCCACGGAATTTTTCTGAAAGAGAACCTTAACATTAAGTAGTGCTACATCCATCAGAATCCCTCCTGCCTTATCCCAAACAGTAATGCACGGATGGAAAGGGTTAATTCCAGATGATTGCGTTCTTCCCTATGCTCATACAGATACGCAACCGCATACATAACTGCTATCTTTGAACAAGGCTCTTTCACAAATGTATCTTCATCTGTGATACGAGCCACATCCATGCATAACTTCTCAGATGATGTAATAAACCCCTCTATCAAAGCATCATCGTCATCATGGTCTATTCTGAGATAGTTTTTCATCTCTTCCAAAGTTATAAGCATTTTAACACCTCCAAAAGAAAAAGACCTATGCAGCTGCATAAGTCCTTAAAACTATAAATAATACCTTACTTTTACTGTTGCACCCTTTCCTTTTGGAGGTGCTTCAATTATTTCGTCACCGGGTTTCATCAGTTCATACATTACATCGCAACAGATAGGCATTCTATGGTTGGTACCTGGATATCCTCCTAGTTTTCTGTGGACATCTCCTGAAACGATATCAATAAAAGCTGCCCCCTCATCCTTTGCCATTTGTTTCATCTGCATTATCTCTTTTACAAAATCGTCTTTATCCAGCATATCTACTCTCCTCCATTACACAAATTATACTATATACCGTTATTTTTGTATAGAGTAATTTGGGTATATGATTCGTGTAATTGGAGGCTTGTAGTGTGATTTAAGCATTAGTAGTTAAATGTGGAATTAACCGCCTACAACACTTGTTCCTGTCTTAAGCTTTAGTACTTTGACAGCCTCTTTAAGAACCAGCTTACCATCAACTCTCTCCTTGGCTACCATACCAATCATACCGTTTCCGGCAAATAACTCGTTAAGCTGCTTAAATGAGCGCGCTCCTCTGTCACCTATGTTATAGTAACTGTAATCTCCAAATGCAATTGCTTCAGCAGGTGCATAAGATGAGGTGTACACCTTATAGCCAAGTACTCTGTCCGGCTCTCCTTCCTTATAAGATGGCTGCCATATATAGGCACCGTTGTTATCCTTAAGCTTACGAATCTGTGCCAAAACAGCATCATTCATAATAAATGAAGCTGATTTACGATAAGGCCTCTTAAGACCATACACAAGGTCAAGAAGGTCATCAGGCTTAAGTGCTGCAGTAAGCGTATTTGCAATCTCTCCACCACCGGTTCTGTCAAAAATACCTGTAGGCTTTGCATGACCGTCACCGTTAAGGAATGCATCCTCTTCAGCATTCGCAAGTGCCTTGCCAAACTGTGTGATGATATAGTTCTCAAGTCCGAAAGCATTATCATACAGAAGTTCCTCTGTTACCTTGATGGCAACATGAAGTTTGAACGCATCAAGGTAAATCTGGTCAAATTTTGCATCTCCGAAAGACAAAGTGCCGCCTTCCTCAATCCATGCAGCCGCAGGTTTTGTAGCAGCTATATTAATCTTATGCTTTCCTGAAGTAGTAATTGTTGTTGCCAGCGAACGCATGATATTATCTGACTCAAGAGTATCAATAAGCCTTTTATCATACTCAACAGGCACAAGATAGCCTCCATCTGCATCTACACCTTCCTGCAATACATTTGATACTAGTCTGAAGTTAGAGCGGAGTGCATCAATCATTGCATTTTTGTACTCATTAGACGCCCTGCCGGTCTTTGCTTCTTCTTTCATCTCACCCATATATGGCTTTCCTGTGATTGGTGAATTTACGGGTTTTGAGAGTTCCTGCTCCCTTCTTTCCGCCCTCTGCTGTCTGTCTATAGAATTTGTAAGCTCTTCAATATCAGCCTCCATCCTGCCATAAACAGCAGCATCCTCAGCGGATAAATTGCCATTCTTATCTTCATGGGTATTTACAAACTCCTTAGCCATCTCCCATGCCTTGGCTCTCTTTTCAATAAGTTCCTGTACTGTCATTTTACACTCCTCCTATATATACTTCTTAATGACATCTAGACGGTCTCTGATTTTTTTAGCAGATACACCGTCTGACTTGGTTTCCGCAGGTATTTCTGCCTGCCTGGCAGCATTTATTCCTACTATTTTGAAATGCTCCTCCAACTTGTTAATTAGGGCATTATTTACTGCCTTACGTGAAAAAAGCATCGAATCGGATGTTTTCGTCTTTTCATCCTCTTCAATGCTTTCATATTCTTTTAACTCTTTGTCCTCACCAGACTCTTCTTTAGGTGGGAGAGCATTCTTTGTAATTATGTCATCAGCAAAGCCAAGCTCCACTGCCTTTGTCGCATCCATCCAAGTTTCTGCGTCCATAAGCCTTGATAACTTTGCCCTCGACATACCCGTCTTTAGCGCATAAGCATTTATGATTGAATCCTTAACCCCCTCAAGCATCTCTATTGCCTTTGCCATTTCGGTATGGTCGCCGAAGGCTACAGTTGCAGGATTATGAATCATCATCATCGAAACTGGAGACATAAGTACTGTCCTACCAGCCATCGCAATAACAGATGCCGCACTGGCTGCTATACCGTCAATCTTGACTGTAACATTGCCTTTGTATCCCACGAGCATATTATAAATCTGTGCTGCCGCAACACAGTCCCCTCCCGGACTGTTAATCCACACGATAATATCGCCACTTCCGGCATTTAGTTCGTCCTTAAACATCTGTGGCGTGAAGTCATCGTCAAACCAACTTTCTTCAGCAATCGTGCCACGCAGTTCAAGTATTCGTTCTACGGTTTCTTCGTTTGTTTCCTGGTTGAGTGTCTTTTTGCTCTTCCAGTTCCAAAACTTCCTGTTCTTCATCGGATTCCTCCTCTCTATTTTCTTGTCCTTTTGCTGCAAATAACCCTGCATCCTCTAACTTTGTCATATTTCCGTTAATAAGATATAAGTCTCCTCCAAGTTCAGAAGGTATCCTATCAAGATTTTCCAGTTCACGGATGTCATTAGCTGACATCCAGCCATTCTGCCTTGCTGTAGCATATCCACTCATACGGCTTACATAATCTCCACGAAGTAATCCGTCAACATTAAACTTAATAAAATATGTTCTCTTTTCTTCTTCACTTAAAAGCCTTCTGACCATGGCCTGTTCTAATCTGCAAAGCCAAGGACGGAGTGTATAGGTCACATATTCTAAGGACTGCTGTTCAATATTTGAAAATGTGGCCTTATCTAGCTGTCCGATAAGATGTGGCGGTACTCTAAAAATTCGTGCAATC